GCCTCGTAGGAGAGCCAGACACCGTCGGACGCGACAAGGCTGTCGATGGTCTGACCCAACTTGGCCTTCGCAACGTGGAAGCGACGGAGGTACTGACGCAACTTATGCTCCGTCAGGACACCGACGTTCGACTTCAGCATCGACTTGAACTCGGGGTGCTGGTCAACGTCGATCTGGGCACCCGAGATCGACTCGCCACCAAGGAGGTTTCCGTTGGTCTTGAGCCAAGAGTTGACGCCAGCGATTCCCGTGAACGCCGGGTTGCCGGTAGCACCAGTACCGAGTTCACCACTGTTGGCGTACACGATGATGTCGCCCGCAGTGATAGTGCCGGTGGTATCGGCGGGACCAACCAGAGTCACAATGCCGGTCAGGTCATCGACCCGATCAACGTACAGCGACTCACGGGCGTTAGCGGCCTCGTTGCGACGGGTGTTGCCGTTATAAACGTCAACACGCTGGCCCGCAAAGAAGCGATCGTACGCCTGCTCGGTGGTCGTGATGGCCCAGTAGTAAGGACCCGAACCAGTCTTGGTAACCGTGGCAATCGTGCCAAGACGATACGAATCGTTCTGGCTGAGGTACCAGTAGTTACAGAGCGTGTGGCTGAGGTTCTGGGCAAAGCCCTGAAGAATCGGAGCCACAACATCACCAATGACCGCCGGGGTCGCATCCATCTGCATCTCACCAAGGGTGAGCGACAGGTTGGTGTACATCGACCGCATCGGAACAGTGAGCCGGAACGTCTTCGGCTTGGCACCGTCAAGCGGGTCAGGGAACTTGCCAATGGGCGAAGCCTGCCGCATCAGACGGTTGCCGATGGTGGCGTCATTGTCATCACCGTACAGAACGAAGTCGTTGGCAGGGCCGCCCTGCTCAATGACGCCGGTCATGCCGGTGCGGTACAACTTGTTGACCTGAAAGTCCTTCGAGAACTCGCTGACCGGGCCAACGCCCTGCGAGGTCACGACGGTATCACGCCAAATCGGGTCGAGAGTCGGGAGGATCGTGTCGATCTGCTTCGACAGGATCTCCTCGATGCGGGTGTTGTCCGTATCGAACAGCGTACCCACTGAGTTGGGAGAAAGTCCCATAGGAGTTTACCTCACGCTTTGGAGTCGCCACCGGGATTGGAGAGCGACCTGAGAATCTGATCAGTGGTCCAGTTACGCAACTGGCCCTCCACATCACCGAAGGACTTGCCCTTCGTGTCGGGCAACTTCACAGGGTCCTTGCGGTAAAGAGTCTCGGTCTGCCCCGCCGTTTCCGGAACCCGGCCAATCTTGCCGGTGTCTCCGATTACCGTGAGCATGTCCTTTGCGACCTTGTTGGCCGCCTTCTGCACTTCTTCACCAAGCCAAGACTCGTCGAAAGAACCAGCGTAATTCCGCCGCTGCCGGAGGTTTTCAAGGGCCTGAGCCCTGACTCTCTCCGCAATGTTCTCGCGGGCCTTGGAGGCTTCTTCAGTTGTCCGAGTGGTGTTAAGCCACTCCATCAACACCTTACCATCCGAATCGCCTTCGATAGCACTAGAAAGCGAATTTTCCAGATTTTGCTGGAGCATCTGAGCCCGCATCTTCAGGACCTGATCATTCAGGCTGTCGGTGCGGGGATCATAAGCGGGCTGAGAAACCTGCGGGTTTCCTGTCATCTGTGGTTCCTTGTCATAGATTTTCACCCATTCCTCGACTTGTTCAGGAGCGTAGTTCATAGACAGAAGGATCTCGCGGGCATCCCTCTTCTTGACCTCAACATCTGTATCGGGGTTCATAAGGCGAGAGGTCGCCTCATGGAATTGTTCAAGGCCCTCCGTGTACTGCTGAAGGGTTCCGTAGTTCTCGTAGACTTCCGCCAGTTCCCGTGCGGAATATTCCTTTCCCCCCACTTTGATCGTCTGGTCCAGATCGACAAGGTTGTTGGCCGGGGCCGCAACACTCCCATCAATCGTGGAGGTTTCGCTGGTTTCGACGACTTCGTTGTTCTCTTCAGCCAAGGTTGGCTCCTTGCATCATGCCGGGACCCGGTTGAGGTCCCATGGGTGGACGGGCAGCCTGTTCTGCAAAGATTGCGGCGGAGTCTGGATTCGGCACCATCGCAGGCAGAGAGGCCCCCATGAATTGGATCAGGGCTTCACGGTACTTCTTGAACTCGTCAATAACAAGTGGGTCAGCCTTCATCATCAGTGGGCTGGACATGAAGGATGAAAGAACCCTCATCTGGAACTCGGGGCGACTTGTGTGGGGGGTCAGAATGACCTGTCCCGGATCGGTCCCGTTTCCATAAAGAGTAAGGATGTTCTGCACAACTTGTTCATAAGCGGATTGGTCTTCTTCCATCCAAATGGCGAAGTCAAGACCTTCCTTCAACGCCAGCAATTTCAGGCCATCGGGGTCCGTCAGTCCAGCCTGAAGCATCTGCATTGCTTCCTGCTTTCGGACAACTTCCGAACGGGGATTGACCTGCCGCACCGAGAACGTCAGGCTTGCCACGTTCGGGATGGGGTTCTGCTCGAAGGAGATCTGACTATTGTCAAAGTCGATCACCGCACCTGCAAGGTTGAGGTCCAAGGACTTCACCGGGATTGGCCGGGGCTTCAGCACAAGTTCGCGACTTGCCGACGCCACCATGCTCCGGTACATCTTTCCAAACGCCTGAACCACACCCATGGTGGGGTTGGTCATGGCCCTGTTGATCTGCTCGTCAAGGAACTGGAGGCCGGTCGCGGAGTCGATGCGGCCCTTCTCCTGAATGAGATCTTGGACAGGGTTAATGCCCTGCATTAACTGCTTGGCAAAAGCAGCGGTCTTGCCCGGGATGTCGCCCGCGTTGTGGGGAGAAATCACGAACGGCGAGAACTTCTCGTTCAGCGGATCCGGAGCATACGAGATCATGCGGAGGCCGTTGCCGACCTCTCGAAGGATCGACCGCTCATTGAACGACCCCTGCGGCATCACGACGACGCCGTATCGGTCCAGTTCTCGGATGTTGTTGAAGAGAGCCTTCAGCATCTTTTCCATCTCTCGGTTGATGCTGAAGAGAAGATCGAAGAGTCCCGCTCCGTGGAACGTGCCCGTCTCCATGAAACGGGCAAAGCCCACAGGACAGTACATCTGAGATCCAGAGAAGTCCTGATCGTCGATCAGGTAATCTCCGGAGCAGATGACGTAACGGGAGCAGGTGCCACGGGGTCCGTCGATCCAGAGTTCCCGGATCCGTACCACCGTCATAGCGTCGGCAGACTGACTCTTATACCCCTTGTTGTTGAAGGGGTTGACGCTGTAACCAGCGTCGTAGGTCTCGTCGGGATCCTCAATGGGATCTCCGATCTCGATTTCGTAATACTCGCAATCCTCAAGGTTTCGCTTGATGCGATCCCCGAACTTCTCCGTCAGCGTCTCCAGCGGCACAAGTCGCTGTCGAATCATGCCGCACTGCTTGGTGTAGTCCTGTGCGAGAGAGGGGAACGGGAACAACTCTTTGGGGTGAATGACCTCAAGGTCACTCGTAAGACCGATGGTGGGGTGATCGAGGATGTGGCCCTGAATACCACAAGACCCAAGAGCCGTGAAGATGTGGGCGAACTTTGTGGAGACTTCCGCAATCTGCTCATCGGAAGTCAAAGCATCCGCCAGCATCTGAGCCGTGGCCCTCTGCCGAATCATGGGCAGACTGGTGCCTGTCCGGAGGACCTTGGGGCGGAGATCCATGGCGGAGATCCGGGCCGAGACCCGGTCGATCGCCGACAGCATCTCCTGCGACTGGAACTCCATGTTCCCCTCCTCATCGAGGTAGTGGGGGGACAGGTGCCCGGTCGAAGGGTCAAAGACATCAAACCGCCTCATCCCATTAAGGTAGTAGTACGTCAGCAACCATGTGATGCGGCGGTAGTTGAGCCGCGACATCTCTTTCTCGGCATGATCACGAATGACCTGACAGATCTCAACCTTGTTCTTCGGCAGTTTGAATTGGTGCTGAGACATTGCGTAGGTCCTTCGCGGCTACCCCCCCGGGCTTCCAGTGAGGCGGGATGTCGTAGGGATTGAACTGAATATCCGAAAGATTCAAATTATTTGCAGGTCGGGGTTGACTTTCGACCGGCAGGTCGGCATTCCTTGCCTGCCCATAATAAGCCCTTGCCATGGCTTCGTACAGAAAATATGGAATAGTTACGGGTTGATGTGCGGGATCAGACCCGACTCCCCCCACTAGGGGGTCCATCGGCTGCTCGGGATAGGACTGCATCGAGTAGTTCCGGACTAAGGTTAGGAAGCCGGGAGGCCCAGAGGCATCCGGCTTCGTCGTAGATCTCGCCGTCGAGAATGTGTTGTTCGGGAGTGCGGTCATCTTCTACTTCGCCGGGTGCCCGGTGGATACGGCCCTTCAGGATGTTGCCGGACATCGAGACGGTGTCGAGGTGGTCGTCCTTGGCAAGACCGCCGTCCGCGACCTCGGGGTTGAACTGCTCGATCTGGTCGAAGAGGTTGGACCAGTGCCGGTCCATCCGTCGCTCCAGCGGCAACTTGATGAGGCCGTTCTCAAACCGGAACTGAAGGGATCCGATCCGGCTGGTCTTTGACATCATGCCCACCTTGAGGGGCACGATCTTGGGCATGTGGGCGACACCAAACATCTCAGTGGCCCTCTGCTTCACAAGACTGTCAAGGGTCTGGTAGAGGGCGATGCTCTGGCGGACGACCTCGGGGTGGATGGAAGGTACCCGCCACTTGTCGGCGATCTCGAACACCTGTTTGATGAGAGTGTTCTCGTCACACTGCCCGCCCCAGATATCCAACACGAACAACTCGTTGTCAGGGGTGGCCGCCATGACGGTGGCTACCTTGAAGTCGGAGTCGCCGGTGGAGGTCCACGACGTATCAATCGTCATGAAGACCCACGACTCCCGGAGGAAGTCAGCCATCGGCATCTGCTTGGTGTTGCCGTCCAACCCCTTCCAGTTCATCAGGGTGGCGGATTCACGGGGACTCATGCCGTAGGCAGCGTCGATGCCCGTCAGCCACCAGCGGTGGGAGTCGTCGAGTTCAGGGAAGAAGGCGTCGTCTGACGCCCCGGGATC